CAATGGATACACATGGCAGAAAGTGATGCCAGTTATATGGATCCAAATGTAACGTTTAATAACTTATATGCTAAAAAGGAGAAACCAAATGGTAAAAAAAGCAAAAAACGGAATGCGTAAAAAGCTTATGGCAGGAAGTAGTAAAAACGGAATGCGTAAGAAATTAATGGGTGGCAGCACTAAAAACGGAATGCGTAAAAAGTTAATGGGTGGTAGCACTAAAAACGGTATGCGTGTTAAAATGATGGGTGGTAGCACTAAAAATGGAATGCGTAAAAAGATGACCACTGGTGGAGCTATGAGTGCAGGCACACAAAGAGGTAATATGATGGGTGGCAGTATGGTGAAAGCCATAAAAGGCATGATTAAAGGACCATATAGCTAATGGCAACATCTGGGTCAACAGACTTTGAATTAGACGTTGCTGATTACATCGAAGAGGCATTTGAGAGGTGTGGTCAAGAGGTGCGTACAGGGTACGACCTTAAAACAGCAAAACGTTCACTGAATCTTTTGTTTGCAGACTGGGCAAACAGGGGATTAAACCGTTGGACGATAGTGCAAACGACCACGACTCTCTCGGCAGGAACGCTTGAATACACTTTAGATGCGGATACTATAGACATATTAAGTGCTGTAATCCGTACTGGCACTGGTATAAACCAAAGTGATACACAAATATCACGTATCAGCAGAGATGTGTATCTCAACATACCTAATAAAAATACTCAAGGTAGACCTAATCAGTGGTATGTGGACAGGCAGATTACACCAAAAATACGATTATACCCGACACCTGATACTACCTACACTTTGGTTTTTGATAGGCTGACTCGTATAGAAGACGCTGATACTTTTGTCAATACCGCAGATGTCCCCTTTAGGTTTTACCCTTGCTTATCCGCAGGTTTGGCATATTACATAGCCTTAAAACGAGCACCAGATAGAGTGCCTTTACTGAAACAACTTTACGAAGAAGAGTTTAATAGAGCCGCCTTTGAAGATGTTGATAGGGCAAATTTAAGCTTAACTCCTCGTAGAGACTTTTATGGGTTTAATTAATGAGCTACGCTATTGGCATACGTTCTTTTGGGCAGTGTGACCGATGTGGCTTCCGTGTAAAATATCTCAACCTGCGTAAAGAATGGAATGGTTTAAAGGTTTGTCCTGAGTGTTATGAAACAAAGCACCCTCAATTAGAACCACACCAAACAGGTGCAGACCCTGAAGCGTTATTTGAAGCACGACCTGATACTGTACAAGAGCCAACAGATTTTGTAATATACACCAACATAGGACTTGGCATAGTAGGTACTTCATTGACGGCATATACAGCAACTATGTCATTAGGAACAGTTACGGTGGAAATATCATGAGTTTTACGTTTGCTACACTTAAAACAGCCATACAAGATTATTGTGAAAATAGTGAAACTACTTTCGTCAATAATCTAAGTATTTTTATAAAAGAAGCTGAGGAACGCATACTTAAAAGTGTTCAGCTTAGTTTATTTCGCAAAAACGCCACCGCAAGTTTTGCGTCATCTAACAAATTTTTGGCTTGTCCAGACGACTTTTTAGCTCCTTTTTCATTAAGTTTTACAAATAGTAGTAGTGAAACTGTGTTTTTAGATTACAAAGACGTAAATTTTTTACAAACTTTTCATCCTAATCCTGCCACCACTGGAACACCACGATACTACGCTTTGTTTGATGTGGACAATTTTTTGATTGCACCCACTCCTGCGAGTGCCTTATCTGTAGAATTACATTACTACTATAGACCTAATAGTCTTACGGCAGGTGCAGATGGGGGAACTACTTGGCTCGCTACTAATGCTCCAAATGCTTTATTATATGGCAGTCTAGTTGAAGCATACACCTTTATGAAGGGTGAGGCTGATGTGATACAAAATTACACACAGAGATTTGTAGAGGCTATACAAGGCTTGAAGCTATATGGCGAGGCACGGGAAAACACAGATACGTACAGAACAGGATTAATTGTAAGAGGTAAACAATAATGCTTTTAGAATTACCAAAGACGCCGATAGTACAAGTACACACTACAGATAATAGAGGGTTTACTCCTGAGGAAATTGCAGGATTTTGTGTAGATAAAATAGTAGAGGTTAGTGATAAAGCTCCACCAGAAATACGAGATCAAGCACATGCGTTTAAAGCTCACTTGCATAAGGTTATTACACACTATGTAAAAGAGGGTATCAAATCTGATAGAACTACGGTATATAATATGATTAAGGATGCAGGATATGAAAAACTTGCTGAGCAAATAAGGAGAGCGTAATGGCTATATCACAGGCAATGTGTACTTCATTCAAAGCTGAATTACTGTTAGGAGTGCATGATTTTAGGAACACAAGTGGGGATACTTTTAAAATAGCATTGTACACGAGTAGTGCTAGTTTGGGGGCAGATACAACGGCTTTTACTACCAGTAATGAAGTATCAGGTACTAATTATAGCTCTGGTGGCAATGATTTAGATAAAGTGAGTGCAACCTTCCCTAATACAAGTGGCACAACAGCGTTTATGGATTTTGAAGATGAAACCTTTTCTAATGTGACAATAACGGCGGCGGGAGCCTTGATTTACAATAGCACACCGAGTGCTAACGACAAAGGTAATTCCAGTCTCACCAATCCAGCTGTTTGTGTATTAAATTTTGGAGGGGATAAATCAGCTTCTTCTGGTAATTTTAAAGTAGTTTTTCCAACAGGAGATGTAAGTAACGCAATCATAAGGATAGCTTAATGGCGTTCAAAATTGAAGATAGAGTACGCGAAACCACAGTAACCACAGGGACAGGGACTATTGATCTTGGAGGTGCCGTTACTAATTTTGAAACTTTTACGGCAAATCTATCAAATGGTGACACCACTTATTATGCCATCGTAGATAATACTAACAACGCTTTTGAAGTTGGTTTAGGTACTTTTGCTACAGGAAGCCCTAACACATTAGCCAGAACTACCATAATAGCCAGTTCAAATAGCAACAGTGCTGTAACACTTGGGTCTGGTACTAAAGATGTTTTTATTACCATTCCTGCTAGCAAACTTGTAGTAGAAGATGGTAGCAATAATGTTGCTATTGGAGGCACAGTCACAGCTACAGCTTTTAGTGGTAGCGGTGCAAGCCTTACAGGTGTTGATGTAGTAAACGATACGTCACCTCAGTTGGGTGGTGATTTAGATGTGAATGGTAATGGTCTTGTATCTACATCAAATGGAAACATTGCTCTTACACCAAATGGAACAGGAGTGGTGAGAATAGATGGTAATGTTGATATCCAAAGTGGTACGATTGATCTAAAAAACTCAGGTTCACGTTCTAAAATAAACTTCTATTGTGAGTCAGGTAACGCTCACGCACAAGCTTTACAAGCCGCTCCTCACTCAGAAAGTGCATCAAACACTTTAACTTTACCGAGCACTGGTGGTGACGTTGACTTAGTATCAACTGCTTCAACTGCCACGCTAACAAACAAAACATTTGGTGATAATGTTAGCTTTAGTGACAACAATATCACAAACGTGGGCGATATAGCTGTAGACTCTATAAGTCCAGATAGCACAGATATAAACATAGCCGTGTCGGACAACTCAGCTACAGCATTTACAATCAAGCAAGGTTCTGATAATTATTTTGTTGTGGACACAGGCAACAGCAGTGAGTCTATAGCAATAGGCACAGGCATATCAGGAACTGCCATAACGCTAGGTCACAGTACATCTGAAGTAACTGTAGCAGATAATCTAACAGTTACAGGTGACTTAACTGTATCAGGAACAACTACAACAGTAGACAGCACAACTATAAATGTTCAGAACACTTTAGTGTTTGAGGGTTCTACTCCTGACGCACACGAGACAACACTTACAACGGTCGATCCTACAGCCGATAGAACAATAAGTTTGCCAAATCAATCAGGCACTTTGCCTGTTCTTGCAGCGGCTAGTACCACACAGATTACATCAACACCAGAAGAGTTAAACTTACTTGATGGTGTATCAGGATTAGTACAAGCTGATTTTACTAAACTTGCCGCAGTTGATTCTACAGCAGCAGAGTTAAACTTGCTTGATGGTTCAGCTAAATCCACATCATCTATTACCGTAGCAGACTCAGATGCAATTATAATAATTGATGGCACAACCACAAAGCAGATACCTGCATCGGATATAAAGACATACGCATCAGGTGACTCAGCAAGTAAAGGTTTTGCCACAGCAATGGCGATAGCATTGTAAAGGAGAATATATGGCACAAGATTTTGAACGAAATACAGCCAACGGTGTAGGCACAAGTGCCGTAACTTTACGAACAGCAAACTCAGATGA